ATCCGGCACCGGATAACGGCCAACGCGCCACCCGCTGACCAGCGCCCTTGTCACGCCTATTTTTTTGCTTAAAGCGTTGTCTGACGGCACCCCGCATTTCTCGCGCACGGTGTCAAGCAAATTATTAACAGCTTGCATGGCAGGTTTTCCTTGACAGGTGGGGACAGGGATAACTATACATGCGGCCGTGCGTAGGGATTCCTAAGCACACCCGCCACCGGTCCCCCTAGGCCGCTGGCGGGGTTCTAGGGGCTGGGGGAGGGGGTAGGGGCATGGTCCGTGAAATCACGCTGACGTATCGCGCGGGGGTCGTTCCTGACGACGCGCACCTGCTCGGCTTCATGGGCCGGTTTGCGCAGCACTGCCGGGAACGCGGCATCGATTACAAGCTGGCCGCCATTGAGCGCCGGACCCTCTCGGGAAACCCGTATTGGCTCGTGCTTGCAGAAGTCCCGCTGCACTGGTCGGTTCCCCATTTGGACAAGGGTGGCTTTTGGCCCCACGGCATGACTCAGGTGGTACGCTTGCGTGGTCAGGTGGCTGCTGATGCAGTGGCTTGGTTTGCCGGCCTGCACAGGCGATGGTCGATATGCCTGCTCCCCGAATTCCTTACGCATTCTCGGTCTTCGGCACCTGACACTTTTTCCGGCGTCTCGCAATGAGCGCCGTCGCCTGCATCCTCTCCCTGATCGCTGCCTGCATGTGCATCGCCTTCGGCGTTGTGCGCATCGGCAACTGGCTGATCTACCGCCTCGAAGAGCAGGCCACCAAGGCAATTCGTGACGCAGCGTTCGTCGCCCAGGTGCGCGCCGAGATTGCCCATCGGGACTACACCATTTCGATGCTCGATCAGCAGCACACACATTGCGCTGACGACTTCCCCGGCTACGCCGAACTCTTCCTTGACGACAGCGTCGCCGGCCAGCCTGAGGTGCGTCATGTTTGAGTTTCTCGGTGACGCGGCGCTGCTCGTCTTCGCGCTCTTTGTGACCTCTTTGCTCGCTGGCGTCTATGTCTTTCTTCGGCTGCTCAGAGCGTATTACCGCTATCGGCTCGACACGCTCTATCGCTGGGTCTGGCGCTTGCCTCGGTGTCAACCTGGACACTGCTATTGCAGGCGCACCTGCATCTGTCTGATTCAGGAGTCCGCCAGATGAGCCGGACATCGTGCGCGTTCTGTGGCGATCCCACTTCCTACTTCTTCCCCGGTGGCCTGTGCGCGGGCTGCACCGGAAAGAATGCGCGTATCCGCCTGGACGCGATGCAGGCAGCGCCGAGTGCGGAGCTTGCTGCGTTCGATGCGTCTATCGGCCAGATGCAGGGTGCCGCACGACGTACGGAGCTGGCCTCAGAGACCGTTGCGCGCACCAAGCGCACGTGCGGCGCTTCTCTTAAGTCGTACCTCGCGGCGGCACCGCTCGCGTTGACCCCGGAGGGCCAGCGCGAAGCGCTGGCCCTTGGGCTTGTCCATTACAAAACAAGTGACACCGCGTCGAAGACCGGTCGTCTCTCCATCGAAATTGATCCGCTACAGCAGCGGGCGCAGCGGCTGCGAAAGTCCGTCATTACGAGTGCACGACTTCATGACCAAGAAGCGAAGAAAGGATCGCGCCGTGGCGCGTGGTACATGCTCACGCTCACCTACCGAGACGGAAGCCGTAGCGGCCCTCGTGACGTTAGCGAGCTACTTAAGCGCATGCGCGGCCACTTCAATCGAACTGTCGCTAGGCTCCGACGGCTCGCGGGTCAGGTGTTCCGTTACCTCTGGGTTGGCGAACTCACCCAGCGCGGCAGACCCCACTATCACCTCCTCGTGTGGGTCCCCCAAGGAATGTGGTTCGGTCGGGTAGACCACAAGTCGTGGTGGCCACACGGATCGAGCAAGTTTGAGAAAGCACGCAACGCTGTCGGCTATCTCGCGAAGTACGCATCGAAGTTCAGCAGCCTGATGGCCGCTGCCTTCCCTAAGGGGTTCCGCACGCACGGTTGCGGTGGCCTCAACGAAGAATCCCGCCGCGAACTGCGGTGGTGGAAAGCGCCAGTCTCGGCACGTGAAGCGCTCGGCGGTGAAGCCGACATACGCAAGTGCCAAGGCGGGTATTTCGACAAGCTCACCGGGGAGTTCTGGCCGTCCCCTTGGCGAGTGACATTCGCATTCGGCCGGACTATCGCTTGGAAGGTAATCCCACTATGAAAGTTCAGATCATCAGCGAGAACATCGCGGTTCGGTCGTTCCCCGCACGCGACGGCAAAGCCGCAACCGTCTTCCGCGAGCAGAAAGCAGCCGTGGTGCGTGAGAACGACTTCCCCCTGCCGTTCACCATCGGCCTGGACGAGGATCAGCAGCCGTACAAGGTCGGCACCTATGAGCTGTGCCCCACGTCCCTCCAGAACAACAAATTCAACGGGCTGGAGTTCGGCCGTCGCGTGCGCCTGCTCTCCCCGTCGCCGGTTCCCGGCAAGCCGCAGGTTTGACCTATGGGCATGCTCATCGCCACGACTGACCCGTACACGGTCCTTGCCGCAGGTTTCATTGGCGGTTTCGTGACGTGCGCCACGGCGTCACCTGTCGTGTTCCGGCTCGCCGGGAGGCGGTGAGCATGGCCCGAGTTCTTACATGCGTCACGTATCACGAGGCCACCGACCAGTGCACGAAAGAGGTTTGGTTGGAGCAGTCGGATTGGACGCATTACCTACCCTCAGTTGAACAGGCCAACGAGGTCGGCGCTTTGGTCTTCACCTCCGTGATGGCCCTGGCAGTCGCAAAACGCCTGCTATTCCCACCTGAAGAGAGAGAAATCCGATGAACCGCAAGAACCGTGAATCCCTGCTGCTGCGCGTCAAGTCCGTCGCCGCCTCCACCAAGGCCCGTGGTATCGCCCTGGTCGGCGCCGTCTCCATGCTTCCGTCGATCGCGATGGCGCAGGAAGCGACCTTCGATCCGTCCGAAATCACTGGCAAGATCACCACGTATGCGGGCTACGCGCTGCTGATCCTGATGGCGTTCGCAGCGGCGGTGTGGGGCCTGCGTGCTGCCGGACTGATCGGCAAGCGCTGATCGTCATAAGGTGTTCCACTGGGGGAGGGTGACCTCCCCCTTTTCAGTTAGGGGAGGGTGGTATGGAAGGCTTGGTGATGCTGATGTGGTGGATGTTGCTCACCTCAGTCACGGCGCGCGTCTGATGCGTGCCTTGCTCGTTCTCATGATGCTGCTGTTTGCAGGCGGTGCATTGGCGGCGGACATTGCGCCTTGCACGACACTCGGCTCCTGTGATGAGGGCGAGGCGTACCGTAACGCAGAGTCATATGCTACGGCTGCAAGGTACTGCACCAGTGTCGGCGAATGGACGCTTGTCTCTAAACGGGTGTTTAAACAGGATGCATATCGTTTTGCGGCCGGAGTTACTTGCAAGCGAAAACAAGACAACTTTCAGACGGAATTTCTAAGCAACGCAACGCACTTCTTTGGGCCTCGCACCTGCGCCAATCGCAACGCAACATATCCCCCAGGCGACGCGGCCCTCTGGTACAGCGAGCCTCCGAAATGCGTTGGTGGATGTGCGATCACTGGCGAGAGCTTCTCTCAGGCCAACGGTGGAGTCACGGTCTATGGACAGCGCGACCGGTACTACACCGGTGAGACGTGTGCTGCACCAACCGGGCCTGACGGAATTGGACCGCCAGACGGCGGTGACAAGGAGAAAGAAGGGAACAAGCCGAAGCCCAATGAATGCACCGCCCTTGGAAGCGGGCAGACTGCATGCGCTAAACCTAACGGCGATCAGTGCGCAACCGCCTCCACCGGCAAGACCTTCTGTTGGAAGCCTGGACAGCAAGGACACCAGACAGACGGTAACGATGCGCAAGGTAAGAGCGAGAAGGGGAAGCCGGTAGATCCGCCGCCAGCGCCTCCGGGTCCCGAGAAAGAGTGGCAGCGGACGGAAGGGCATCAAAATACTACGTGCGTAAACACAACTTGCACGACTTACAACATCACAAACTTCCAAGGTGTGGGTAGCGGGCAGTCGAAGAACTCCAGAGGCGATAACGTCCCTGACGGAAGCGGAAACACGTCAGGAAACGGATCGCCCGGCAAGGGCAATGGCGGTGGCAAGGAGGGCGATGGTGACTCCGCTACAGACAGCGGAAACTGTGAAGCATCGCCCACCTGTGTCGGTGACACACTCAAGTGCTTGCATCTCAAATTCACTTGGAAAATCCAATGCAATACCAAGGGTAGTGAAGTAAGCGGCGGCGATGGCTGCGCGGAGTCGGATGTACCCGTGTGCGCTGGCTCAAACTGCAAGGCCGAGGCATACGCCCAGGTGCTGCAACAGTGGCGTTCGCGATGCGCAGTGCAGGGCATCAAGTCGAGCGTAGAGGGCCATGCGGGGCAGGGCGACGGCGATGACGGCGAAGGCAGCATCATCATTGACGACACTGGCAGCAATTTGAGCCTCGACGAAGGAAAGGTTGCGTACGCCGGTGGGCAACTCGGCTTCAACTTCACAGTGCAGGGGGTCAAGTTTGAGATCCCGCAGCAGGTTCTGGACTTCTTCTCCATCCTCCGGGTTCTCATCATTGCGGGCGCAACGCTCGCGGCAATCGCGATCATTAGGGGTAATTGATGGTTGACTTCACTGATGGTCTTGGTGTGTGGCTGTCCAAGCTGATCATCAACAAAGCCGCGCGATGGGTGACAAAAACGTTCTTTGGCCTCGGCATCGGGCTGGGTAGCTACTTGCTCGTTCTTCAGCCGATATTGGACTGGGCAATCGTGAAGTGGCAGTCAATGCCCGGAAACATTGCGATGTGGCTTCATGCCCTGGGCATCGACGTGGCCGTCTCTATCATTCTCAGCGCTTACGGTTTCAAGGGAACTGAGCGGCTGTTCTTGCGCAAGAGAGATACGCCGTGAGCATTTACAAAACTGCCGCGATGTCAATCCTTACCGGGATCTTGGGGAGCGGCAAAACGCTGCGAGCCGTGCAGCTGATGAACGAAGCTGTCAAAGAGGGTGAGAAGGTCTATCAGGCCGGTTTCAAGGGCCTTGAGGTTCCCGGCGTTATCGATTGGGATGATCCGCGCAAGTGGCAGGAGCTTCCGTCCGGCGCCATCCTCTTCGTTGACGAGGCGCAGAAGTGGTTTGGTGAACGTAGATCGGGATACGCGCCCGACTACCTCAAGGCCATGAATACCATGCGCGGCGAAGAAGGCGTCCGCATGGTGCTGCTTACGCAGCATCCCAAGTATCTGGACAGCCATATCAAGGATCTTGTTGGCTGTCACGAGCACCTGCTGCGCGAATCCGGAAAGCTGTCGTCAAAGCTCTATCGGTCCGACGAAATAATGGAAGATCCGCGCAGCCCGCGCGGGCGCTCTAAAGCAGACTACGAGACGTTCCGATTCCCTATTGAAACGGCCGGCAAGATGTACGTCTCCGCTAATAGTCCGCATACCATCAAGTACCGCATGCCATCGTTGGTCAAGAAAGCCATCTTGATCGGCGGTACCGGGGCGCTTGTTCTCGGCGGCGTGTGGTTCTTCATGTTCCGCAATGCCTACGCGGATATCGCTGCAGCAGAAAAGCAGGGTCCTGCGACCGCGCCCGGGGAGCCCACGGCGAGCCGGAGCGGTGGCAGCGACCCTGCGAGTAGCACCGTCGCTAGCCGTGTGGCTATGCGGACAGGAACGGACTACATCGCCGCTATCACACCCCAAGTACAGGACGTTCCTTGGTCAGCGCCTGCCTACATGGCTCGTCCGGTGGTGTCCGACCCTCACATCTACTGCATGTCCACCAGTAACACGTGCAGGTGTGTCACAGAGCAGCACACGCGCGTGGTGGTGCGCGACGACGTGTGCCGGGATATCGCGCGTTGGGGTGAGCCCTACAACCCGTTCAAACAGCCTGCTCAGTCGGCCCGTGAGCCCGGGCGAGAGGTTGCCTTGCCATCCTCGTCCTCCGAATCGCACCGTGAGACCGGTTCTGCGCGGTTGGCGTCCCAAGGTGCTGTCGTCGGGCGCGAGGAGCGGGCAATGGGGGCATTTCCGGAATCGCCTCAGAACCGGTACTCCGGCCGATAGGCGGCGTGCCGGGGTGTAGGGGCGTCGCCCCTACGGTCAACGCTTCACACGCGCACGCGAGGCATAGGCCCTCTGGCGTCGTGGACTGCCATAGCTGCCTCGGCGCCGGGGCAGGGATCTGCCGTCGCAGACCGCTTCTCGTAAGTCCTGCGCACGTAGTCTTTCAGATTGATCACGGCCGCCTGACGTCCAGCTGGGAATCGGCCCTGTGAGACACTACTGCCACAAGGCTTTCCGTGGCGGTCCTTTGGTAGATAGCCGCGGCGTGTGTCATCCATCATGGCTCTCCATTCCTGTGCGATCGCTGCCGTCAGCGACAGCCACGCCAGGTCCTCCGGCATCAGCTCGCGGCCCTCGGGCGTGACCAGTCGGCCACCTTTGAACGAAAAACCGGCCCAAGGGCCGGTTAGAGTGCGATCACGCATGGGCGAGGTTCCGTCTCAGCTGGGGAGACCGGATCGCAGGCAAGACCCGTGCCAGCCACCCCATCAGCGTCTTTACATAATATACATTATGCGAAATGATGGG